AAATGCAACAGATAAGGTTTGGATATTTTTTAGAAGCACACAAGGAAACGGAGCAGTATCAAGAACACGTTTTAATGATTCCTCAATTACAATAACGGCAACGGCAACGGCATTTAGTTCTGTTTTTGATGTAGTACGTATTTATGATGCAATGGCTTATGTGTCTAAATACATTGGCGGTAACGCTATAAACGCACCACGCTGGGATTCAGGTGGAGAGTTTTATAATGTATTCATTACAACAGCTCAATTGATGCGACACTTAAACGATAAACCGTTTAATATTACACAAAAATACATTACAGAGAAATATTTACCTCAAGTTTTTGGCGGTGTTCAAATTGATGATGAAGAGGAAGTGTTTTATGGTCGTTATCCAGACTTTTACCGTAATTATGAAATAGGTGCTTTCCTTGTTGAACCTACAGATTATAAAGATACTTGTTCTCATTTGTATTACTGTAACCTGATGGATGTGAAGTATGAAAACTACCAATCACAAAAGGAAACAGAAAAAGATTATACTAATGATATAGTGCATGGAGAGGCGCAATATGCTTATCCAAATATAAAAGGTCAAAACACAAAAGATGTTTCAATAGGAGTTATATTTGATAATCAGCTTATAGAAACAACACGTATTAAAGCGTTAAGCCTTTCTGATACATCAGCAACACAAGATGATAACAAGATATTCGGTATTGATTGTATAGTAAATACAGGTGGATTAATATCCGAAACGCAAACAGCATTCTTACAGCATACTGTTGAAGATGGGAAACTGATATTGCGTAACCAATCTGAATTTGATTGGTCTATACTGGGTATAGTTCCCGGAAATCCATTTACAATTAATTCAGGTGTAAACAACTATCCTGTAAATTACACCGTTGTGTCGGTGGTTAAAAACGCAATAACTCTTGAAATAAACCCATCTTTTACGTTAGTAGGTAACACAGGAATAAACACACGTTTCACATACTTTGCAACTGCTGATTTAATAAACAGAACCAACGAAGGGTTTAACCTTGTTAGTGGGTTAAATAGCAACGATAAGACAGGTAATTTAAGGTTTACAGTAAGTAGATTAGTAAGAACTTATTATAATGAGTTTAACGCTACTATTTGCCTTAATACAACAGCCAACATAAAGGTTACAAAGTACGACAACAACCCGAATTTGATTACATCAATGGGTTCAGGTACAAGTAAGCAAATACCAATCAAAGAAGGTGGAGAATTTAGACCTTCAAACCCTATACTAACGCAGCGTATAATATCCACCAAAATTACCTGTTCATTAAAAGAATGGTTTGATTTAGGTAGGGGATTAAAACAATACAGGGGATTTGTTAGATTGATAGATCCAAATGGTTTACCTGTACGTGTATTTATACAAAGCGGTAAGTTTAATATTGAAACAGCAGGCGTATATGGGGATGATGTTTTATATGGTAGTGCTGATATAGTAGGAGAAGAAATGTATGATACAGGAGTGCTTGAAATATTCCACACTAACGGTTTAATAATAGTTAACAATGAGAATATGCCCTCAGAGCATAAATTTGAAGTTGACGAATACGGAAAATTAAGTATCTTTGATGGCACGGGTTATTTAATATTTCCACCTACATTATTTAATTCAGTTACTATAAACGGCAGGGGATATAAAAGTAAAGTAGAGCTTATAAAAGCGATACAGGCAATAACACCAAATTAATTATTATGGTTGAGTTTATCAGGATAGAGCATACAATAGAAGAAGCAAAGTACTATAGATATAGCCCTATAGAAAATACTGATATGCAATATATCGACGGAATACAGCTATTGCCAAATAACCCATTACCATACATACAAAGGACAAATAACAAAGATGGGATAGAATTAGAGGATTTTGTAGTTTACGTTGTTGATTTATGTGGAAATGAATTAGCTGAAATAACCGATTCTTTTGATATTGTTACAGTATTTCAGGATGCAAACGGAAAACCGCAAGTTGAATGGTCTTTAAAAAACGTACCTTATGATGCAGGAGGCGATTTAATCCTGCTAAAAATAGTACAGGGTGCTAATGACATAATGTACACAAGCTACTTTAGGTTAACGGATCAGGACAGCCAATATACAACCCGTTGGGATTATAAACACGATGCAAACGACACTATGCTATCAACACAGTTAAAAGTGTGGTACAGGCAAAGTAAATCAACTTTTAATAGCCAGTATTATAATAATATTGTTGATGGAGGTATCATAACAGCAAATAAGAGATTATCTAAATACGAAAGATGGTTCACTTCAATAGTAGATAAAGACTTCTTTGAGTTATTTAAAGAAATGTTTGTGTCTAGATATATATACGCTAATTCTATGCGTGTAGATATGAATGAGGATATAGAAACACCAGATATCGATGATATTGAAAACTATTTTGAAACAGAGTTTAATATTTGGGTTAATAAAAAAGACACTTACGACCCGCTATATGTTCCTGTTGTTCCACCCGATCCTATACCGTCAACGCAAGTTATAGTTTTAGATTCGGTTTCATCAGACAATAATACACAGGTTGAATACAATTTCCATTTTGAAAACTTTGCACCTTCTTATGTTAGTTTACAATATAGCACATCCCCAACAACGGGATGGACAGGAACGAATACAGGAAGCCCAACAAGCCCACGAATAAATACAGTTCCTAATCACAGGACTGAAAGTTTATATTACAGGGTCTACCACGAAGGATTAGACATAGCGTCAAACGTATTACAATTACCTGTACCAGCTATTTTGATTACAGGTATAACCGCAACACCAAATTACTTTAGTCAATCAGGTAATGCATATACGTTAACTTATAATATCATTGGTTATACAGTTTCTGGTTTCTTAAGCTTTGAAGGTTCTAAGGATAATGTTGTTTGGCGTAAAATGAATTATACTGATGGAAATGAAAATCCAAAAACCATAAATACACCATTCTCACAAACACAATTCAGGTTCTTTAGAATCAGAGATAGAGTTGAAGGTAGAGTATCTAACACATTTACAATTATACTATAATGGAATATACATCATTAGAGATTAGAAAAATAGGCTCAAAATCATGGGCGGTTATTCCAAATGGAATAGATGCAGATTTACGATGGCAAAGTGATTATACTGGCGGTGGCTTTGGTAACTTTATTACAATAAAGTCTATCAATGGGGCGCAAGAGTGGAAAAACATTCCTTATACTGTAATTAGTTATACCGATGTAGTTACTCCCGCTAATAACAGACCTTCATTCTCTAGCCCACAAGAATTTCAAATATACGCTAAACAAACAGGTTTTTTCGTAGACGGGGATAGCGGAACAGGCACGGCTACTTCCTTTAATGAATTAACAGATACGCCTGATACAAAAACAGGAAGCGCAGGAAAGGCTGTTGTAGTTTCTTATGATGAAACACAGTTAGAATATGAGCTTATCCCAATAATAAATGATTCAACTGATATCCCGGATTTCCCACAAGAACTTATAGAAGGTAAATACCTTAAAGTAGTCGGTGGTGTTTATACTTTAGTTGACGCTATTGAAGGCACACAAAACAACATAGGTAAAAAGGTAATATTAGGATATACAGATGCCACACCAACAATTAATTTAGCTGTTACAAGAGCTAATCAAATAGGCTTTGTAGTGTCTGAACAAGAAACACCTGTTTTACTATATTTTAGAAGCATTACAGGAACGTTTCCTATAAAGCAGTATAATTATATATTCTTAGCAGGAAAAGGCACTTACGGAACAGGAAATACAACAGTAACATCCGGGATGTTGTATGCCCTCCCAACAACATTTGTTACACCTGAAGAAATAGAAGATGATCCAAATTCAGTAACTTTTAATTTAGATCCAGTTGTTGATGGGGATTTCGTGACAAAGGCAAATACAACATTTTGGGATTTTAGCGATAGCACTTACCCTGATGATGGTATGAACTTTTATTTCAGCTATACGGATGATGGTGTATTATATTATGCATTGTTCGTTGGAGATCCAAATTCTGTAGATCCTGTGGGTATTTACGGGACAGGTGGAACACCATTTACTGAAGATGATTTCGTAACTACTACAAACGACACAGTTCAGCCTATACCCGATCCAAAAGATACATTATGGATTAAGTCAAACGGAGATTTAACTAAAGCACAAAGGGTTGGAGATATTTTATATGGGATATTAGACCAATATACTGGGGAGGAAATGACCCTGGAAAAAACTGACCCGGCTGAAGTAAACGGTATAACTGTTTTTTTAGTTGGAGAAGAATATTTCAAAAGGGTTAACCCTAGGGGTGTTTACAATATAAGATGGTTCGGAGCGAAAGCTGATGGCTCAGATTGCTCTGAAGCAATATTGCTTTGTATGAACTCCATACCAACTACATCAAGCCTTTATCCTTTATGGGGAAGGTCTACAATATTTTTCCCTAAAGGAGATTGGATAGTCAACCAAACAATAAGTCCTGATTATCCAATAGGATTAGTCCTAAGAGGTGTCGGACAGTTTTCAACAAGTATAACAACAACAAATGATAGCGGAGATATCTTTGATTATACGGCATATGTAAATGTTACAACTGAAGATATAGTTTTTATTCATAAAACAGAATCGGATAGAAGTACATGGACTAATACGCTATTTAATATGAATGGTACAGGCGGTGGACGAAACTTTGTTGTTAACCGTTGTTACTTCTTTGGATTCAATAAGATACAGAAGTTTAATACTACTCAAAACGAAGACACAAACTATTGGTCTAACTGCACTGTTGCTGATTGCAATACATTTATAGACTCAGAAAATCCGCAAGGAGTTTGCAACCATTTTGATAATATAACATGGGGAGGTGGTATTAAAAATATATTTGATGTTGCAGGTTTCCAAAGTACACTTATAACAAATGCTAATATAGTCATAGATGGATGTGTACTTAAATTTAAAGATATAGCTTCTAAATATAACGATCAGGGTTTTACCTTTATAAATTGTAGGTCTGAGTGGACTAACGCTCATGCTGTTGCAAATACTCAACCTAAATGGATAGACGCAGCAGGCTCTAACATTGGGTGTGTGGTAAGGATGATAGACTGTCATAATATACAAGGGGTAGCACCACATTCAGGCGCGCTTTTATTTAATTTAGGGGCAGGAGGATTGCAGTTGAATATTCATGGAGGAGAACTTGAAGGTGGTTGGATTGTGTCTGAATCTGTTGTAAGCACAGATAGGCTAAATTATATAAACGTTCAAAATGCTTTTATTAAAGATAGAAGCCTATGGAGTTTCCCAACCTCTACAGGTTTTTATCCTAGCATTACCATATATGAGAATGAGCAGGATAAGACAAAGACTTACAGTTCCGTTCCTATGCATTACTACGGAGCTAATATGTTTCTTAATGATGGGTTAATGGTTAGCCAGAGAGATGATGTTAACAAAGCGATGACCTGGGGAGTACGCTCAGATGGTATAGCCTATGTTCAGACTCAACTTAAATCGGGAGGGGCTGCAAGTTTCTTAATTAACCCCTATTTAGGATCTAAGACAGGTATAGGTTTAGGTGTCGAGCCTGCTGAAATTTTAGAAGTAGGTGGTCAAGTTAGACTAGAGGCTGCCAATAAAGACGCTAACGCCCCAACATTAGGACAGGTTAAGACTCTTGTAAATACAAAATTAACAACACCTACTGGATCTACATCACAATACGTTAACGGTACTGGTGGTTTAAGTGACTATGCTCCATATACAGGATTAGTAAGCACAACAGGTACAGGTACATCATTAGTTACAGAATCAACGACTATAGGAACTGCCCTTGTGTTATTGCAGAATCAAATTACTGCTTCTGCTATAGAAAATACGACTATGACAGCAACGCCAACGCCAACAACTTTAAATTCTGCTTATCCAAGTGTACCAAACTTTTGTAGGGTATATACAACGGGAACTACAGACAATCCATATACTTGCGTTAAAATGCCTAGCGGAACATGGGTTATAACTCCAGGACTATCGTAACATTTTAAAACTATATAAATAATGAAAAATTGGTTAAAAATCGGTATTTGTTTGTTCATCTTAACAGGTTGTTTAATAGGTTGGAGTAGCGCAGACAGAGAAACAAGCAAACCAGGCCCCGAAGGAACAAATTCAACTTATAATCTTGCTTTTGATGTTCGTTCATGGACTCAAAGAATTAGATGGGTTTCCCCCGGTGTTGATACAGATAGTATTTTAGTACATGCATCAGGTAGTTGGGTAAGAAGGATTGCTCCAATATCTACACATTTAGCCCCTTATGCAACAACATCATCAATGAATACAGCCTTATCTGGTTACGCATCTTTAAGCGGGTCTTATTCAAACCCATCATTTATAAATTCATTAGCTTGGGCTAAAATAAGTGGTGCGCCAATTATACCTACAAATACAAATCAACTTACAAATGGTTCTGGATTCATTACTAGTTATACAGAAACAGATCCATTATTTAATAGTAAGTTTTCAAGTAAAACAACTTCTGATTTAATAGAAGGTACAAATCTATATTATACAGATTCTAGATTCGACACAAGATTTAACTCTAAAAGCACAACAAACTTACTTGAAGGCACTAATTTATATTATACGCTATCAAGGGCTAGAGCTTCTTTTGCAGCAGGCGTAGGTATTGATTTAAGTTCAGGAATAATCACAAACACACAACCTGATCCCGGCAGAATAATAAATACAGCAACAGTAGGCTTAAGTAAAGCAACATTAAATAGCTCTTATCCTAATGTTCCTGTAGGATATATGGTAATGTGTCCGAATATATTATTAGGGGGTGCTGTTTATATAAAAGCAACCGAAGCGGGAACATCAGATGTTTGGCAAACAGTATCTGCTCCACCAACATTATAATTTATGAAGTATTTAACCGAAAATATAAAGCCAATTTTAGCATTATTAGTAATGGTGTCAGGAATATCGTATATATTTGCAATATCATTTATACCAACAAATAATGATGTAGATCAGGGTATAATTGCAATAACAGCTTTAATGGCGGGTGTAAGCGGTTATTATTTTGGTTCTTCACAGGGTGCAGCAAAGAAAGACGAAACCATAAACGAAATGAGCAAGAAATAATTACGGTCTATTTACGGTTTAGGTTTATTATATTTGTATTAAATCAACCTAACTATATTATAATGACACTTAAAACTTTAGCTAACGGAATTGGAAAGGCAATTATAGTTTTAATTGTATTCGGATCTTTTGCCGTATGTTGTGGTACAACCCCCAAAAAAGAAATAGTAATTAAACAAAGTAAATTTATAAGAGCATGAGTTATTTAGTAGCAGAAATTGACGAAGCGTTAGCACAATCATTAAACGAAGGTTTGAGCGATGATAATAAGCCGGCATTCAGAAATGAAACGGGAACTAACTTTTACATTAAGCAGTCATACGCAGAAGATAACGGTATTAAAGATGTAATACAATTTAAACTTGAATTAACACAGGCTGAAGTTGATGGTACTATGCCGGTTGTTAAGACAAAACGTATCTACCCTTAATATGAGGATTGAAAACAAACATAAGCAGTATATGGAGTTAATTCCTATACTGCTTTTTTGCTTACACGCATCGCAGTTCTTTTTATTCTTTGCTACTTATATAACAGGAACGGTATATTTAACGGGGGAATTTCACGAAGGCGTTAGGCATTTTATAGAGTGTTCTTTGTTTGCATCTCTATTGCCTTTATTTTATATTAAGAAAATAGATAGGTGGTATGGATTGCCAAATCTATGTTTATGGGGGTTATTGGTATTATGGTTGAATAATCTTCCTTTTATAGTGCTAAAATATGAGGTTGGGGATTATTTTGTGATATCATCATTTATTATATATGCAGTTGTACTTATCTTTGCCTTAATGATATTGACAAACAGAGTAACAGGAAATGCTAAAATTTGATATAAAGCTATTAATTTTTGTAATTTTATTTCTTCAGATAGAACTTTCTGAGGCTGTAGGTTATGTTATGCCTATACTTTGCGGTTTGTCTATATTTACGGGATCTGAGATTAAGAACAAAACATTAACAGGTAGAGGTTTTTTAGTTAAGATGCTATACATATCAGGATTATGCCCTATGGCTTTCCATATTTTAAGGGTTTGGCGTCCTAGTTGGGATATAACACTATCTTTATTTATTGTTACTCTTCTTACAGATACTATAGTAACTCATGGATTCCCTGTATTATCGCAATGGGTATTAGGGCTTATTCAAAAACTAATAAATAATAAAAATAACACAAAAGAATGAAAGAAGTATTTACATCAATATTAAATGTGATAATGATGCTTTGGATTATATTCTTTGCCGGTTATCTATCTGCTGAATTATCAGAACAGAAAATAAGACTATTCAGGCGGTTATTTTGGTGCTTAAAGAAAAGAACATTAGAACCCCTTAGAAGTATCGATACGAAAAGGATTTACCTATGGTGTTACGCTTTAATACCTATATTGATAATGAATGTTTTGGTTATATCCAGGCAATTCAAAATAGGTAAAATGTATATACGTGCTGATTTAAGTTTTATTACCGGTGCTTTATTTTGGATAGCGTTTCCCTTGTTTGTAATAGGACTTATAAAAAAGAATAAAGAACAACTTAAAAAATAGAATTATGATATTTTATTACCATCCAATTATAGGGCTGCAATACGATTTCGAATTGGTTAAGAAGAGAGTGCCTAAAAAGGATATTTTACACGTAGGGAGTAAATATTTTAAAAAGAGAGAAACAAGGACAGATAACTAAAAAATATAATTATGCCAGTATTCGGACAAAGAAGTTTAGATAATTTAAAAGGCGTTCATCCTAATTTAATAAAAGTATTATCACAAGCTATTAGAACAAGCCCTGTAGACTTTACAATTACTGAAGGTGTAAGAACAGATAAAAGGCAAATTGATCTATATGCACAAGGTAGGACAAAGCCGGGTGTTATAGTTACCAATAAAAATGGAACTACTAATAAATCTAATCATCAGCCTAAAAAGGATGGTTTTGGTTACGCTGTTGACCTTTATCCTTTTATTGATGGTTCAGTAAGGGTTAATGAAAAATATGTAATACCTAAGCTAAAAGAGATAACAGACCATATTAAAAAAGTGGCTGCTGAACTTAAAATAAACATTGTATGCGGTATTGATTGGAAGAACCCATACGATCCACCTCACATTGAGTTAAAATAATTTGATTGTTTTTTGGTTAAGGAAGCGCATTTGTAGTAAGGTGCGCTTTTTTTAATGTAAAAAGCCTAAGTGGGATGCTTAGGCTTTTGTTTTATAATTTATTTAAAGGTTTATCAAATACTGGGTCATTTGGATCTACACAAAAATACGCTTCAGGTAATTCGTTATCTATTAAGCCGGACATAAGTTTGTTGTTATGGTTTTGGAATATCTGTTGTGTTGTCATTTTTGCCATTTTTCACAAATATTTTTAGTTTCTGAAATTAATATTGCCCCGAAAGATATTAAGGCAATAAAGTTAAAAAAATGATCTGATGATGATATTTGATTAATTGTATACATATTGTAATTAATATACAGTTTTGATGCCCCTACAAAAAAAATAGCCCATAAAAAACTAAACAAAAATAGAGTAAAAAATCTTATCATTACTTTAAAATTAATCCTGTTAATAATCCTATACCACCCCAAAACCAAGCTGATTTATACCATATAACAGGCTGTTTTTTAATTGCCTCTTGGTATTGGTAATTAAGGTAGTCTAAATCATATTCTGCTTCTTCTAACCGATGAATACTTAATTGTAAACTATCGTTTTGTTGTTTAATCACACCGTTAAGCTGATTGGCTACATCAAGGCAGTTATTATAAGATTCCTTGTAATGGTCTTTAGCCTTTAAACCTTTGTATATTTCAATGTAGGTGTGACGGGGTAAACATATCGTGTCTTGTGAATACATAAACCCGAATATCAACAAAGCTATTAAAGTGATTTTATTCCTCATCGATGTAGTTTTTAAGGTAGTTTACAATAGTGCTGTCTTTCATATCTTCCTTACTTAGTTTCCAAGGTTCGTGTTTAAGTAAGTTAACCAATGAATCCCCTTTTTTAACCGATTGCTTAGACTGCTCCTTAATATCGGTTGTGATATCCTTTATTTCATGCTTTTTAGCCTCTATACGGGGTTTAAATGTTTCGTAAGGCGCATTGTGTTCATTATTAAATAATATCCAGTAAAACAGACCAAAACCGATTATAGTAAATAAAGGCCATAAGATGTGTTTTTTATTCATAGTCCATTTTTGCTAATTCAGGGTTCATATTAATATTACCTATAACTACAGATAATTCTCTAGACCAATTCCCAAAACTACTATGATCTTCCGCCCATAAAAACCGATAACATTGCATATCATCTATAAGCCATAAATCCCCTTCTTCATTTTGAATAAAATCCCCTTCAAATATCTTAGTTCCATTTTTGTCTTTTATCCTTGTATATTGCTCAACAATTAAGTGCGGCTTTAAATCGTTTAATTCAGAAATCATTATTGCTGACGATTCAATATCAATATAACCCTTTGTTTCGGTATTATATATTCTAAACTCCAGTTGTCTATTTTCCATCATTATTCATTTTAGATTCAACATATTCGTATTCAACTTCCAAATCAGCCGTTTTAGTTTGGCTAATTGCTTCCCTATATTGCATCTTTTCGTAGTTGTGTATAAACCTTTGTAAAAGTTCATATTCTTTACAATGAACATTACTTTTTGATAGTTCAATATTCAGGTACTCAATAACCTGTTCATTTTCTTTAAGAGTTAAAGGCTTTGATTCATGCCTTTGCTTAATGTGTTGTGGCGAATTGTAGTTTAGCATGGTTTAATGTTTTTAATTTTACGGCCGTATTTACCTGTTGCTTTAAAACGTTCGGTGTGTTCTTGTTCAAAAGATTTTATTATACCTTTCGAAGCACTGAATAAAGATTCAAAAATAGCATTTTCTTTATCTTCTTTAGATGTACTAACTGTAGGTTGTGATAACATCATATTTACTTGTGATGCACCTATTGCTGAAATCATGCAAGCTAAAGGAACTGCTGAGCTGCGATAGCCTTTATTTAATCGGTAAATGCTTTTAGGCTTTTTATTTTTGTGTATTGTGAAATAGTTTGGTTTCATAACCTTGTTGTTTATTAATTTGTTGTTGTTTAATAGCTCTTTCATTCCCTTTGTATAACATAAAGCATACAATACATAGTGCAATACCACAAGCCGCAATTAAAGGCTTAAATAACCATTTATCCAACGATCGGTTAAAATCGTACTTTGTTGGATGTAACAACCCCATGTTACGAGGGGTTGTTTTTTGTTTGTATTGCTTAGGCATGGCTAGAACGGAAGATCATCGTGTTCTTCTTCCTTAAAGTTGTTATCAGGCTCAAACCTATCGTTATTAGCAGCCTGTGTTTGATTACCTTCTTTTTCTATTCGCCACGCTTGTATTGAATTAAAATACTTTGTTTCTCCTTGTGGGTTAACCCATTCACGGCCTCTCAAATTTATTGAAACCTTTACAGATTCTCCTACGTTATAATTATTAAGTAAATCACATTTGTCTTGTGTGAACTCAATAGCGATATGCTGCGGATATTGTTCTTCTGTAGTAACTACCAATTCACGCTTTCTGAAACCATTTGCGCCAAATGATGATGTTTCGCCAATTTCTTTTACTCTCCCTGATACTTCCATTTTTATTTGTTTTTACGTTTTTGTTCTCTTAAATAATATTGTCTTTCGTCAAGTTCTTTCGAAACATACCTTTTTTCTTTGTAAAGCCGTGCGTACATTTCATCTTCCATAAGCTCATTAAAATCATGTGCGCTTTCTGAATAAACCTTATGTCTTAAATGTGATTCTCTTGTTTCTTCGGGTATATTAAAATATTCTTCTTCGGACATTTTAATAAACAACTCCTTAGATGCTGCCATGTTAACTTAATTTAGCTTTTAATTCGTCTTTTAAAACTGATGTACGCTTTTTATCTTCAGTAGACAGTGTTGTGTATATTTTACCCAATTCATCTAATGATGTAGCTTTATTTAGCTTTTCTTCAGCCGTTTCTTTTGATTGTGCAGGTGGTGTGTTAGCTTTGTTTGCATCATCATCTTCAGCACCTATACAGACAAATGATTGTAAACCATAACGCCTTGCATAAGATATACCGCTGCCTTGAGCCTGGGCATCGTTAACTTTACTGTAAACAATCTCAGTGAAGCTTTCCATACTTTCCCCTGTTTCATGTAAAAGAATGGTTTTAACGTAGTTTTTACCATCTACATTTACTATAGGTTGAAGAACGGCTATACCATGATTATTAAGAACAGGCAAAACAGCTTCACGTATAGAATTAAGATCTGCATAACTGGATTTAAAGAAAGGGTTTTTACTTCCTTTTACCGCATTGCTCATTTCAGATTGAGCCTTTACAAAAGCAGTAGATATTTGTTTTATTGATTCACTCATAATTTAATTTATTTTGTTGTTAGTTCTAAAATGACTATAAATAGAATTGAATAATGGTGTATAGAATTTCATTTCATCTAAAACCGTATCTTTTGTAACACATGTTTTATTATATATTTGATTTATAGCTTTAAAGTGATTAACCCATTTATTTTCATCAATTGAATTATCTATTATTTCATAAATGGGTTTTAAACCATATATGTTAAGTCTGTTTATCCATTCAGATAAAAGAACATTACCGTTCTTAACATTCTTCGCAGCCCATAAATGTTGCTGAAACCTTCTTTCACTATAATAAGACCTTCCAACATATCTAATTTTGTAATCGGTAGGGTCTTTTAAAACATATATGTGATAATTTGTTTCCATTTTACTCCGTTAAATCATAAGTTAATGTAATAGTAGATGTAACCAATTTACCGCCTACCTTATATTGTGATTTTATAACACTCGGTATGCCGTTTTCTTCTAAAACCCTTTGCATTGTTTTCAAAGTAGGGTTTCCAGTTCCGTTTTTCCACCCTTCTAAAGTAGTGCGTGTAACTCCTAAAACCTTGTTTATACTGCCAGTGTGAGAAACTAGCATTTTGTAAACTTCTTTTCCTAAATTAATTTTCGCCATATATTTGTTTATTAGATTATTATAACACTGCAAACATACAATATTAACTTTAAAATAAAAATTAAAATTATCTTTTTTATTCAATTTCTTTTCCATTACTTTGCTCAAAACAATTAAACATTATTTATTATGTCAAAATTTACAAAAGGAAACTGGAATCATATTAATATAGGCTTATCTGATTTTCAGCAATCTGCAATAGTTTCAAAATCAGAAAATAGGGTTATATCACATTTATATCTTCCTGATAATGTAATTAATGAAGAGGATAAAGCCAATGCAAAATTAATATCATCAGCTCCTGAAATGTTAGAAGCCTTAATTGAAATAGTTAATCAATGGGATAAAGATATTATGGCAGCATCCTACATGATGGAAGTTAGGGAATTAATAAAAAAAATAACCGAATAATGATAAACCTATCCAAATACCCTAAACACCTTCACGCTATATTACTACATGCAGAAGGCTTTAAAGAGAGAAACCAAAAATCAATTTATAATTATAATAAAAGTAAAGATGGAAATAAAAACTAAAGATGATATTTTAAAAATTATAAAAACTATACAATGCCATCCTGACACAAATTATTTTGATGTTTATAATCCAGTTGATAAATATTGGGATATATATTTTCAAATTACAGGATTTATAGGGGATAATTATTTTGGAATAAGTGCAATAAAGTCCTATGATGATTGTGAATTAAATTTTGAAATATTAGAACACGTAACAGATGATATTGAACAGATAAAAAAAATAATAGGATATGAAAAAATTTAAACTACTTGCTTGCTGCTTAATATTAGCATCATGCTCAATAAACGAAAGTGACGAATTAATAAATGATAAACCTAACTTCCCGGATAATTTCGAAAACAAACTACCGGCTAAATTAATTGGTGAATATGTAGCAGCCGACAGAACAGATACAGATCCAGGAACGCTGCGTATAACCAAAGACAGCATAATTTCAGAAACAACGAACCACAGGCACGCATTTAAGATTACAGACTACCATAACCAATATCAGGAACGCTGTTGGTTTCAAATAAGGGTAAACGATATAAACTACTATTTAAGTACATCGGATGCACCAAATAGCACTTGGTTTAGGTTTGTAAGGCAGAGTGATGCACAATGGAACGGAGTAGGCACTTATGTAAAGAAAACAGAACCACAAGAACCAATTTATAATTAAGATTATGGCAAGCAAAAAACAACTACTTAAAAAAGCACAAGACATAAAGGCAGAAATATATTACCTACAAACAAATGGAGGTGATGATATAGATTCATATGCTCTAATTAGAGCTTACGATGCAATATGTGCTTTCACGAATCAATTAAAAGATAACCAATAAACGAAATGTAATTATGGCAACAATGAAAGGAAAAGATAACGGTTTTGATTTAGAAGTAACCGTATCTGAATTAGCTAAAAAGCAAAAATTAGGAATAGGCGATTTACAAGAATTAGAAATTATTTATACCGATACTAAAAATTTAAGCTATTCGGCAGAAGTAACATTACCAAAAGGATTGACAATGGAAGGTTTAAAAGAAATTATTACCAAAACCTGCCTTATGTGTGACAACCCTGTAAAAAAAATGTGTAGCAGTATTCAAAGGCAAACCAATACTAAATTAACCACTAAACAAGACTAAAAATGGCAAATAAACTGAATATATTAAAAACAGAGTATAAAACTATAGGCGGTTACAGCGAAAGAGATCACCAGGCTATTGTGCATTTAACAGATGCTAAAGGAAATGAGTTAGCTGTTTTTTATGCTTATTCTCAGGATGTGACAGAATCAGTCGCTAACACTTCTAATATTTCTGCTGACGCTCTCAACACATACCAAGCAGCCTCCATTCTTCCTAGCGAGTTGTTACAGCAAAGGAATGAGCTTATTGAAATCATTAAGGATTTTAAAAACAAGGTAGAAACTGGAAAAGCTAAAAGTGTAAAAACTTATGAAAAGATAAATATGTTTTTATCCAAAATAGAAGATGAAGAAATGCACCCATTAGAAATATTGCTTTATAAAAAATTTATTAAAGGAGATAGGTTCTTATGTTTCGGTTCAGGTAATGTAATGACATTTGAAAAGCTTTACTACATTAATAAAATTGATGGTAGAGTTTTTGTTTTTGCTAAAAATGATAAGGGAGAATCTAATAGTTATGCAATAAGAAATAATAACGGGCAATGGGCTGAAAAATATAACTTATAATTATGGAAACACAACCAAGAAGCCTAAACACTTTGTATAAGTTGTTGTGGGAGCAGATAAAGGATAGAAATTATATAGGTAATCTTACTGGCATTACATCACAAATGGAAATATACGGTTTGATAACAAGAGCGGAAGAAAATATTATAGATTATAATATCTGTGCATTATATTCAGGAGTTGATAACACGCAAAAAGAATTTGTACAAAGAATGATAAAAGAAACTGAAAATGACAATTAAAGAACAAATAACCGACTACCTACAAAACTACCCTGAAGGATTAAGCCCTACATCAATTGGCTTGTATTTAGGATATGATTATCCTGTTGCATCAGCAAGGGTTAATCTACCTTTATCCGAATTGGTAAAAGATAAAGTACTTGACAAAGTAATTAACGGTAGAAAAGTTTTGTATAAACTAAAAAAGTAGTATATTAGCACTTGTAAACCCGGTGGTAATAATCGGGTTTTTGTTTCAGTAAAAAGTTAATTTATTTAACCCATGTTAGAAGTAAAAAAAGAAATAAGACAGGATCTATACACCCAAACAGAATACGCAAAGAAAATATGTAAATCTGTTCCCTGGGTAAATAAGCTTATAAAAGAGCATAAAGTTAGTACGGTAACAATAAACGGTGCAGTCTTGATTAAAGGCTAATCCTTTGCATTAAAAAGTAAAAAATATTAACCAATGGCACAAGGAAAAAAATCATTCGTTGCTTATTCTGACTGGAAAGATATATTCAATGAATTGCCTGATGAAGATGCAGGAAAGCTAATTAAACACGTTTTCGCCTATGTAAACGATGAAAATCCAGTGTCCGATAGTGTTCTTATAAAAGCAGTATTTGCTACAATTAAATCAACTTTAAAGAGGGATTTAGATAAGTGGGATAAGGAACTTGAACAGCGTAAAGAAGCGGGTATAAAAAGTGGAATTTCAAGACGAACGAAGACTAACGAGCGTTCAACGGTCGTTAACGAAACTGAACGAAAACGAACTGATAGTGTAAGTGTTAATGTAAGTGATAGTGTAAGTGTTAATGATTTTCTTTTAGAAAAAGAAACAAAAGAATCTATAGTCATAATTCCTGAAAGAAATATTATTGATTTTGAACACATAGTTGATCTATTTAATAAAATATGCATAAGGTTGCCTTCGGTTCAAAAAGTAAGTTTAAAAAGAAAAAATAATTTAAAAGCTAGAATTGATGAATATGGATTAGAAGGACTTGGAAATGTTTTTAACTTATGTTCACAAAGCGATTTTTTAAATGGAGCTAATTCAACAGGCTGGACAGCAAATTTCGATTGGATTATAAAATCAGAAAACTTTATAAAAATTAAGGAGGGTAATTATAAAAATAAAACAAATGGAGGACAACAGAAATCTACCACAGAGCAATTCACAGATGCAGTTAACAGTGACGCAGCAAAAAACTTTAGGTTTAGCAACTGATATAGTAAGCGGTAAAGCAAATATAGCCTTTGTAGAGAACAATTTATCTGTAAACGATACAATACACCACTCAAGCATTAGAAGTGTGTTTAAAGAGGACTCAGCGACTTTAGCCTTTGGTGTAGTTAGGATATTAGTAGATAGATTTCTTGGTAGTTTTGGTTTTAGCACAAAACATACATCAGAACAGGTAGATTTAATTACTGTTGATATTCTTGATAATTTCAAATATGAAAGTATGGAGGATATAATTGTTTTTCTTAAAATGGCACGTACAGGAAAATTTGGTACATCACACAGGGGTATAGACAGTAATTTAATAATTGGCGATTGGATGCCTAAATATTTAGATTCAAAAGCCGAAGCAAGGGAAAAAAATCACACTAAAGAAAAACACGATTTACTTAAAATTGAAATAACTCCCGAAGCAATATTAAAGGCTGAAGAAAACAAATTACAAGATGCTAAAAGGAAACAGCAACAAAAGATATTTACAGAATATGTTGAAGATATTACCAAAGGCATTACAAGGGAACAATTAGAATTGCTTATTGAAAAATGCAGTTTAGTTGAAGAAGTAAAACAATTTATGTGGATTTTAAAACTTAAAAGAAGGGATATAAAATGAAAGAAATTATAAAAATAGTTGCTGATTTTTACGGAATACCTGATATGCTAATTTACTCAAGCATAAGAAAACACGATATAGCATTTGCCAGGCACGTTTCTATTTACTTTTTAAAAGAAATAAAAGGAATGAAGTTGGTTGAGATAGGCCGTTTATTGGAGCGTAATCACTCAACTATACAACATTCAACATCAGCAATATACGATCAACTGAAAGTAGACAAAAAACTACAGGAAGATATTAAAATAATGAAACGTAAAATCGATAAAATACACGTGCCGGTTATTAAAATGTGTAAAAAATGCATTAACTGGGATATAAAAGAATTACCTAAACAACAAATAAAATTTTAGATTATGGAATACACTGCATCAGAATTGCGACTTGGAAATTTTTTAATGGATGAAAAGACCGGCGACTATTTAACAGTAGTTGATGTGTCGTATCAAAACATCGGATTCATGCCTCATAAAGGCGAAGCCCTGCCGGAAGGCTGGCAGGCGGTGCCGATTACACTTACTAAAAAATGGTTCAAATTATTTTCTTTTAAAGCATTTAGACCAGCACATTACACATTGGATTGGTTTATGGTTACTCTAAATGAACGTGAAGATTATGAATTCTATTTTAGAAATCAAATCTTATATCTAAAGTATGTCCATCAACTACAAAACCTGTATTTCACACTTACTGGTAAAGAACTGAAGCTTAAAGTCTTCCCGGAATAAAACATGATCGTCCCCTAAAAACCATTACCAACGAATCCAAATATAACGACCCTAACGAAGAAATATTTATATAACCTAACTAATTTATTATGGAAAAACTAACATTAGAACACATTGCGCCTTACTTGCCTTATGGGTTGAAAGCACTAAAAATGGCGGCAGAAAAACCTTATTTGGTAAATATTACCGGAGGAACGAAAGAAGATAACAGTAAAGAATACTTGTTTTATTCTGAACCAAAAAATAAAGAGGTTGGAAACTATGAAACGATATATTTCAAGCCAATATTACGCCCTACGGACTTAACCAAGCCTATCACAATAGAAGGTAAAGAGGTTATTCCTATTGTGGAACTGGCTAAAATATCTTTTGGCAAAATAGGAACTTATGAGTTAAATTCAAATACGAATGAACTTATTACAAAAATTAACTCTTTAATGGATTTGAAATATAAGGCACTTAGTTACAGACAAGGAAGCTTTACACATTCTAATTATAATAGCAAACTGGAAATAACTCATTACTTTTCTGCTAAAAACCAACTTGGTTTATTCAAATGGCTATACGCTAACAAATTCGATTTGGAAGGTTTGATTGATGCCGGCCTTGTGATTGATGTTAACACTTTAGAAACTAATCCTTATGAATAAATGCTACCAAAACCAATAAACCAAAGGCAGGAAATACTTTTAACCTTAATTGAAAAGGGAAAAGTATCAATAGAAGATTACTACTGGATGTGTGGATTCAGAACAAGAATATCCGAACTTTCAAAGGTTTTAAACTTCGATAACAAAACCGAAACAAAAGTAAATAAGCACGGTAATACATATAGCTACGTAGTACACAGCTTATCGATTAAAGAAATATGTAAAGCAATTAAATTATATAAAAATGGAAAAAATAACTAAATTAATTTCACTAAGCGATTTTGTAGACCATATAGACAAACAGCCAATAGATGATGAAACAGCTTTGTTTTATATTAAGGTTTATAATAACTTTTTAAAACAACCGCTTACACTTGGAATGTTTGTTACTACTTCCAAAACAGGAAAATATATTGAAGAACCTGAAGCATATGGTTGGATTCAAAACTGTGGAGGTATAGATTCTCATCTTACTGAAGATGATTATGTTGAATGTGAAAAATACCATGAGTGTAAATTTAAAGTTTTATTTGAAGGATTCTTTACAAGTGAAATATTTGCTCCTAGCGAATCTTTTGAGTTGATACAAGAAGGAAAAAGGAATCAGATATGTATTTATAAAGCCAGGCCTGACTACTTCGTTTGGAACTACAAAACTATAGAAGATTTGGCGAGAAAAGATTTAATTCTTACCGAATCAGCCTTAAAAAAAATTTACGGATGAAAATTACGATAACATCAGAGGTAACCAACGGAAAGCTAACCCGTAATAGAAACCAACTAACAGAAGCAATAAAAAGCTTTGAGGGAAAGACAATAACAATAACCATAGATAAGGCTAAAAAGAAAAGGAGTAACCCACAAAACGCATATTATTTTGGAATTGTAATTCCGATAATTAAAGATACTTTAAAAGAAGCCGGCTATACAATGACAAATTACGATGTACATGAACTTCTAAAATTAAAGTTTTTAAAGGAAACTATTTTAACCGATGAAAATACAGGCGAATGTATAGAGAGAATAAAATCAACAACAGAATTAAGCACTACGGGTTTTATGGAATACATTTTAGAAATACAGCAATGGTGTAGTGAGTTTTTTGGAATTGTTATTCCTGATCCTAACGAACAATTAAAAATAGAATAAATGATAAATTATGTTTAGTTATTACGGATCAAAAACAAAAATAGCTGCTTTATACCCAAAGCCTATTTATAATAAAATAATTGAACCATTCGCAGGAGCAGCTAAATATTCTCTTTTGCATTTTGAAAACGACATAACACTTGTTGATAAATATCAAGATATAATTGATATATGGTACTGGTTACAAAATTGTTCTAAAAAGGACATTCTTTCACTACCTAAATATAAGATAGGAGATTCAATAAAAGGAATTGATTTTGGTTGTAACGGCGCTAATAAATTTATGGGCTTTATGGTTGGAAGGGGTTTGAGCAGACCTCAATATAAAATATCCCCATTTGTTGGTTCAGAAAAACAATATCATTTTGAATATACCTATAAGCGAATATCAGAAGATCTTTTTAAAATAAAACATTGGAAGTTTATTTGTGATGATTATGAGAATATAGAAAACACAAATGCAACATGGTTTATAGATCCTCCATATGAATATGGAGGTAAAAATTATAAACATTCATCTAAAAAAATAGATTTCTTAAAATTGTCTGATTGGTGCTTAGGTAGAAAAGGTCAAGCTATAGTTTGCGAAAATACAAAAGCGAGTTGGCTTCCATTTGTTCCATTAAAAAACATACAAGGCTCAATACATAAATCTACGGAGGCTATTTGGTGCAATAAATTAAATAATCAACTAACTATGTTCTAATGGAAAATAAACCTAAAAAATGCAAAGGAATCGGTAAGGCAATATCAGTAAAAGGATGCGGTAATTTAACCTTATGGCGTAAATACGGACTTTGCGCCAATTGTGCCGCTGATTTTTTTTACGGAACTGATGCCGGTAAAATGATAATGTATACTCACATTATGCCGAAAGCTAAAAACAAAGTAATTGCAAATGAAAAAGAAAAGACAAAAAAGCTAAAGGAAAAAATAACTGAATGGGATTTGAAACTTAGAACTCAACTTCAAAAAATATCCAGGCTTATTGATTATAATCTTCCATGTTTAGCACGAGGTGTGTACGGGCAAATTCATGGAGGGCATATACTGGCTGCGGGCGGTAACAAAACAATTTCATACAACTTGCACAATATACACAGGCAATCAGCGCATTCAAATCATTTCCAAAATGATGATGGTTTATTACGTGAAGGACTTAAAAAAGAGTATGGGGAAGAGTATTTAAACTTTATTATGGATTTAAGGCGAACAGAGTCTTTAAATTATAAAAACGAAGTGTACCATGCCTTTTATTTAAAAGCCCGTAAAATATCCTTAGAACTTGAAAAAAAAGCATTAGAGTACTCTTTACCTGAAAGAATAAGTTTAAGAAATGAAATAAACCTTAAAATGAATATTTACAAAGAAGAATATTGCGTTTATAATGGCTAAACAAAAACAAAAACAGCCTACAATAGAAGAATTACGTAAAGAGCAAAGAGAACTTTTAGTATCTCGTGAAAACCCGAAACGATTAGCCGAATTAACCGATAAACTAAATTATTTTGACTGGGGGATAAAATAAATTAATAAAGTATGCTTTATTTAAAAAGAATGCTTTATATTTGTATCAGAAATAACAAAGAAACTCAAAAAAATAACATTAAACAATAATATCATGACTACAGGCAAAAACATCCACCAAAAAATTAACGCACGTTCTAACGCTTCATTAAACAGGATTAAAGACGGCAGACCAGCAAGTAACAGGCTTGTGCAGCTTGTTTACACTCGGGATCTTGATTACTGGAAAACAGCCCCATATATCGCCCTATTGAATAGCAGGAATTATTTAAGAGAGGATATAAACTAACCGAAACGGGCGCAGCCCGTCAATACACAGCCTTTAAGTGTATTCTGAAGAGATAGGTAAAAAATAAAAATAACTAATTATTAAAAATTATGCCAAAAGGAAAAAAAGTATTCTCGAAAGGTGGAGTTACGGAAAGGGTTTGTATAACCCGTAACCTACCGGTAAAAGGAAAAGATGAAATAATCGAAGCCTTTAATAAAATGATAAAAGAACAATTCGCTGATAGGGATTGGACTTAATTAACCACCTAAACACTAAACCATGAAAACAACACAAAACAGCATTCTTCTTGGTGTATTTGAAAAGCATAAAGGATATTCATCCAGTGTTTTTAATAATGAAGAATGGAAAGAATTTGATGCTTTTATAGCAGGATTTGAGTGCGCAATGGCATTTAAACCAGAATAACCTATGAAAACAATTGAAGAAATTAAAAACGAGGTTGCTGTAAAGCATGGGTGTACTAATTGGATTATTTTAGTCCGTAAAGTAAATTGCGGAATATCATATACTGATTTTATTAATATTGAAAACGAAGTCGCAACCAAGTACGCCAAACAATGCTGCGATGAACAGATAAAGGCGTGTGCTGAAAACGTAGCGATACGAGATGAAGAACTAAATCCAAGCTATGAATTAGCCGAGTTTTCAATCCTAAACACCCCTAACGTAGTAACAACAAAGCCATGCCAAGAATAACAAGAAAAACAGTAATTCCGTTTATTGATGAGATTGTAAAGGAATTAGGTTACGAGGTAAAAGAAAACGGCATAGTGCCTACACGATTTACGGCTGATCAATATCAGGGAGGAGCTACAAAAATGTATATATGCGTTAAAGGTATTAAGAACCCTGAACACGAATGGACTATATATAGTGTTTATGGATTGGGAGAACTTAATAATGTTCTTAATGACGGTTTTAAATTACGTCTCATCAAAGATAATATTAATCAGATGTGGTTAACAGTTTAAAGTATTTTGAAGTATGGAAAATTACGAAATATCAGACGATGAAATAAAATTAGGGGATTACGCAATTAATACAGAATACCCTAAATCTGAACCTAAATTAGTAGAAATAAATTCTTATGGTTACTTGGGTTTTAATCAAAAAGGGTGGTTCTCATAGATGCCCTTAGGTAAAAGACACAAGAAAGTTATATTTAACCAACCCGCTATTTAAGATAATAGCTAAAAAATAAAATTATGATAACAACAATAGATGGAAAAGAACTTAAAAGAGGCGATAGAGCTTGGATAATAGGTAAAGAAATAGGTACATGGCTTTACAAACCAGGAATACATAGAATTCATATAGACCAAACTGTAAGTGATATTTATTCAACCTATGAATCCGCTAAATTAGAATGCTATAATCTAAATATAAGCAGGCTAAAACAACTCCAATCAGAGTTAGACGAATGTAACGAATCATGTGATATAATAACACAAACTTACTTTGGTAAAGAAGAACCGGTAAAAGCAAAAGAATCATACGCTAAATACAGTTTAAGGAGTATTGAGATACAAAAGGAAATGAAACTAATAATTGAAGGGTTATGATTAAGCGTAAAAAATTATTAAATTTATATTCTGGATTAGGTGGTAATGTCAACCTTCTTTCAAGTGAACTATACGAAATAACATCAGTTGAGTTAGAGCCAAATATAGCAGAAGTTTATTCTAAGCTATACCCGGAACATAATTTAATAATCGGGGATGCTCACCAATACCTTATTAACCATTTTAAAGAATATGATATAATTTGGAGCAGTCCACCGTGCCAAACACATAGCAAAATGGCAAAGGCTACAAGGCATGATTTAAAAAGATATACGGATATGTCGTTATATCAGGAAATATTGCTTTTAATGCATTTCTTTAAAGGTAAATGGGTAGTTGAAAATGTAAAGCCATACTATGATCCGCTAATAAAACCATCTATAGAGATGGGTAGGCATTTGATATGGTCTAATTTTGATATATCAAACTTTGAAATTAAAACACCTGGTAACTTCATTAACACAGCTACAGTAAAAGGAAGCCAACAATTAAAAGATTGGCTAGGTATACAATATGAAGTAAATCTATACTATAAAGGTAATCATTGCCCGGCACAAGTCTTAAGGAACTGTGTACACCCTGAAATGGGATTGCATATTATGAATTGCTTAGAAGGAATAAATGTTCCTGTCATAAAAAACCAAATAGATATATTCGATGTTATAAATAACGAAGTATGAAAACAAAAGTAACACTTAGACAATCAATAGAAAACCTATCCAGGTTAAACATTCACGGAAGCTATACAGAGCAAATAAGACAACTTTGGAATGAATACGATGCTTTAATGAATGTTAAAACAAAAACAACAAGGGTAGATGTAAAAGATACCCCTGAAGAGGTAGAAGCCATTACACATTTCTATTTAGACCCTAATTTTAATACTAAAGACTGATGGCAAAACCAATAAATAAACTTATAACAAACAATGTTGGATGCGTTAAATGTGGTGCTAAATACGGTAAATGTGATTGTTGGGTAAAATGCAGTTGCGGATGGTTGTATGAGTCAAAAGGCAAGTGCAATAATCCTAAACATAAATAAGATTTAATATTTAATTAATTTTATATACCTTTGGTTATTATGGCAAGACCTTCAGAATATAACTTCGAAATGTGTAAAGAGATTTGTGCCGAGGTGGCAAATGGATTTACTATAAAATCTGTTTTAGGGTCTAAGGATGAATACCCAACATTTCAAACATGGTGCAACTGGAAAAGGGAACACAATGAGTTGTTTGACCTGTACACACGAAGCATACAAGACAAAGCCGATTCAGTAGAGGAAGAAATGGAGCATATATATGATAAAGTTAAGGCAGGAGATATGGATGCGCCTACAGGCAGATTACTTATAGATACCCTAAAGTGGAAAGCCGCTAAATACTACCCTAAAATGTTTGGCGATAAAATAGACCACACTACAGGAGGCGAAAAGATAAACACTACGCCTGCACCGATTACCGTTACAATAATACCACCACCAACGGATGATTGATTTTAAAGCCTCTATAGTTTTTCATAACGTATGGGCGGCTATAAATAAAAAGACAATAGGAATAACAGGACAGCCTGAACACTTTTATAATTTAATTATAGAAGAAGGAAGTTCAAGAAGCACAAAGACTTGGAGTAATTTCCAAGTTTTGTTTTTATACCTATACGAAACACCATTATCAACAGCTACCGTATTAAGAGATACCCAAAAGAGTTGTAGGGACATAGTAGAAGAAGATTGGAAGAAATGGATAGCCGATCCTATGTGTCGAAAACAGCAATATGAAAAAGGCGAAATAACAATACAACAATTTGATGCTTTAACCGAAAAGGAAAACTTAAAGCAATACTTCATAGAGAATAAGACAAACCACAAGTGGACTTTCAAACATAATAACAACTTCATAAGATTTACAGGCTTAGATGATGAAGATGATGCGATGGGTATGACGCAAACACTTTGTTGGATAAATGAGCCGTATAATTTTGGGAAAGAGGTTTATCTACAGTTGAAGCAAAGATCTAAAGTAATAGTGTTTGACTGGAATCCAAAACAACGACATTGGGTAGAAGAAGAAAAGAAACAGGATTCTACATTTGTAAATCATTCTACCTTTAGGGATAACCCCTTTATAAACCCGGAATCTAAAAAACAAATCCTTTCTTATCAATCTGTATCGCATAGTAAGGCAGTAATAGAAAAACACATATCTTATTTTAATGCTGTTAACTATAACTGTAGTGTTAATGCTCTTGAATTACCCAACAATGTATGTAATGAATTAGCAAGATGCCAGTATAACGAAGCTACCGGAAGTGCATCAGAATACCATTGGCAGGTATTCGGATTAGGACTTAAATCTGAAAAGCCAAACAGGATATTTAAAGGATGGGGTAAAATAACATTAGAGGAATGGAATAACCTACCCTACAACTCTTATTACGGAATGGACTTTGGAACTACAAACCCTAGTTCATTAGTTGAATTGAAATATGCTGATGGCTGTTTCTTTATGAGGAAACTAATGTATAAGCCCATGAGCCAAATGCAGCAGGGAAGTGATAGCAATCCAGGAGGAATAACAAAAGAGTTAGAGCTACTTAACATTAAAAAGAACGATATTATAATAGCAGATAGTGCAGATAAGAATAACAGGCAGGATATACAGCGCAATGGATATAACATATTACCGGCTAAAAAAGGCCCCGATTCTGTTGTTGCCGGTATAAACTTAATCAATAAATTCAAAGTCTATTACGTAGAAGATGAAGAACTCGAATATGAATATGAAAACTACGAATGGGAGGTAGTAAACGGGGTTAACCTAGACCGCCCTATTAAGAAAGATGATCACATTTTAGATGGCTTCAGGTACATACATACATGGCTATGTAATTATTTATCTATTAAATAAAAAATAATTAACTATATTTACACCAAACTTTTGAATAAATGAATATAGGAAGTTGGCTTTCAGGATTTTTAAGGGTAGAAAGAAACAAGCTAGGCGGCTTTTCGTATTGGTTTGGAGATAGTGCCTTCGGTAATGAAAAAGACTTCCTTAAATGGTCTTTATCCAATCCTGTATTAATGACTGTTATTGCATTAAGAGCTAAACTATATAGCCAAATGGAAATAACAGCCAGAGATTCAAAAGGAGAAATAGTAGAGAATCTACCTGAAGTTAAACTACTATACAAACCAAACTACTTTCAGTCAAAGCAAGACTTCTTTTTTCAGCAGATGTGGTATCTATCCGCTGTTGGGGATTGCTTCACATATCAGAAAAGACCATTCACAACAGAAGTACCTACATCAATATTCAACCTTATCCCGGATAAGACCAACTTCGATGATATATTTAAGCTAGATTCATTTATAAGCAGCAATGCTGATATAAAAGCATTCGAGAAAAAAACGGTTGAATATACTTTACACAAAACACGCCACAACTTACTATTAAGGGATATTATCCCTTTTTACGATCTAGCTAATGGTTTAGTCTGTGATGCATGGATGCGATCCAACTCAAGGGTTGAAAGCATTAAGGGGGTTCTTCAGAATATAGAGGAAAACATAAAGTCTAAAAGCATAAACCTTAAGATGTCACAGAAGTATTTGGCATCTAACAAAGCACCTACGGATGGACAGCCACAAATACAGGATGCAGACAGAAAAGATATAGAGGATAAGCTAAGGGTTAATTCACTTCACATAACAAATGCTAATGTAGAAGTATCACACTTAGTAAAAGACCTTAAAAACCTTTACTTAGATCCTACGTACAGGCAGGACGCAATAACAGTAATGTTAGCCTTCGATATGAACAAAGAAGTGATGAACTATTCGGAAAGCGGTGCGTCTACTTACGATAACTTTTCAAGCGGATTGATAGCCGTAATACAGAATAGCATACAAGCATCAGCAGACAACACAATGAATTCTTTTACCAATAGTTGGAAACTTGACGAAAAAGGTATTAAATTAGTAGCGAGTTTCAACCATTTACCTATAATGCAGACACTTGTAAAGTCAAAGGTTGATACTTTAAGTAGCCTAACACAATCATTAAATGATGCTGTTGTAGGTGGACTGATAACACAAAAAGAAGCACAAGACCAGTATAGTAAAACTAAAAAAGACCTGGGATTATGAAAACAGAGAAAACAATACAAATGCTTAAAGAGGTTCGTAAGAATACTACAGAACCTAAGATGCAAAAAGATATAGAAGCAAAGATTAACAAGCTTGAAAGCGGTAAAATGATACAAAAATGATAGTATGTAAAGAGTTGCCTAATAGAGATTTTGCATCAAAAGAAGATATGTTTAAGGCTTTGGTTGAAAACAAATCAGCTATTGTGGCTCTTAAGAAAGCTGCTGTTAAATTCTCCGATGGTTTTAGCTTTGGTTATGTTGAAAGCACCGAAAAGGAAGAAGTGGTAAAAGCTAACATGCCGGTTCTTAATCCTGATCTAAGCGAAGTAAAGGTTAAGGTTGTAATGAACACTATCGGCCTACTTGACAGTCATGGAGATGTCCATGTCAAAGATATTTGGAAACGCACATTAAGCCACTCTAACAAGAAACTACACCTTCAGGAACATAAGCGTTCATTTGAGGCAGTAATAAGTAATGATGCAGAAGCCTACGTTAAAACAGTATCATGGAAATCACTTGGTGCGGAATACGAAGGTAGTACGCAGGCTTTGATATTTGAAAGTGTTGTAAAGGCTTCACGTAACCCCATTATGTTTGAACAATATAAAAATGGATGGGTTAATAATCATTCAGTAGGAATGCAATATGTAGATTTACACATGTGCATTAATTCTGAAGAAAGATGGGCAGAAGACTATAAAAAAAACTGGGATAAATATATTGACTTTGTAGCTAATAAAGAAGATGCAGAAGCAACAGGTTACTTTTGGGCTGTAACAGAGGCTAAATTAGTTGAAGGCTCTGCGGTATTATTCGGTAGCAACTACGTAACCCCAACATTAGACAATAACATGAAGAACGCACCTGATGCACCTTCTGAAGATAACGATCCGCTACAAGGCACTCAAGAGGAACAAAAAGAAATAATTAATTTAAATTACTACTAATGTTTACATACAAAACAGAAGAGGAATTGAAAGCAATGACTTCTGCTGAAAGAGAGCAGTATCTTGTGGACAAAAGAGCGCATGAATCAGACGTGCAAAACAAGGCTATTCTAACGGCTGTTAAAGCCGCTACAGAGCCAATTACTAACGAGCTTAAAGAAGCTAAAGATTCTGCTGAAAAAGCCAACAAAAGGGCTGAAGAGCTTGCAGAGCGATTGGTTACAGTTGAAACAAAAGGCGGTAATGCTGTTGAAAAAGGTTCTTTCGTTGTTTTCGTTGAGAAAAACATTGAGGAATCAGGACTTACAGCAAAAAACTACGCACCGGCTTCAAGGTCTTACACATCACAAACAGAAGTTAAGGCAGCAGCCTTAATGACTACGGCTAGCGTTATACCAAATGTAACAGGCGGCTTTAGCCCATTATTCGGTAACTATATTGATACTGAAATAGGACACACTCCAAAACCTGAACCTATTTTCATGGATTTAGTAACAGTTAAGTTTCAGCCTGGAACTGAAAACATTTACTACAGTGATAGGATTAACGAAGAAGGCGTGCCGTTGTTCATAGCAGAGGGAGCTACTAAGCCGCTTATTGATGCTGAATATAGAACATCTTCACTTACTACTAAAGAGCTTGCAGAGCGTTGGAAAATGACTACACGCTTAATGTATCATGCACCGGCTGTTGTTGAGGATTTCAGGGAACATGCAAATGAACTTATTGAGAAGGTTCTTGATGATAACATTCTTACAGGTGTAGGTACTGGCAATGAAATGTCTGGAATTGTTTCTTATGCATCAGCATTTGTTGTACCTACAGCACTTGCCGGTCAATATGGAGAAGCTAACATTTATGATGTTATCATGGCTGCTGCAACTCAAATAAGGCTTGCTAACTTTAACGGTAAGATTACCGCTGTACTTAATACAGCATGGATGGCTCTTATGTGGGCTGTTAAAGACACTGAAGGTCGTTACATTGTTCCGCCATTCAGAAGCCCGGACGGTAGGATGATTGGAGAGGTTGAAATCAGGTTTACTAATAAAATAAACGCTGCTAACATCCTTATTGGAGATCTTAAGAAATACAAATTTGTACTTTCAGAAGATGCTATTTACAACGAAGGTTACGAAAACGACGATTTCTCTAAAAACCTTGTGTCTAAGAAGATTGAAACGTTTGCAAACGGATATGTTAAACAGACTGAAAGAGGCGCAATCATCTATGATGAAATTGCAAGCATACTAACTGATATTGAAGTAACACCATAATATTATAATCATGGCAAAAGAAACATCACAAGAAAACGAGGCGGCATTTGATGCTAAACAAATGGTTGAAGAACATGTTGAGAAGGGAACTTTAGGACAATACTTTGACCGTAAAAAGGTAGTTATTGTAAAAGCTACAAAGCACTACAAGGAAGGAATGGTAATAAACCCTCATAAGCTAAAGGCATTGGCTCTTATTGAGCAGAAGATTGCAAAAGAATATAAAGAAAAAGAGTAAACCATTATGGCACAAATAGTAACAAACACCTTTTTTATTAACGACCTTCACGTACCAAATAGTCAGAACAATGACGATATTGGGTTACCAAGTGAAGGAAATACAACTATAGATAATCTTAACGATTGCTGTGTAGTTGTAGAAAAGGATTTGTTATTGAATGCCTTAGGTTTAACCTTATACAATTCTTTGCAAACGGCATTGATTAATTTGCCTTCTGCTGAACAGAAATGGAAAGATTTGGTAAACGGTGTAGAATATGATGGTAAAATATGGGAAGGACTAAACAACCCTAAAAGCCTTATAGCCTATGCTGTTTACTATAACTTTCTTAATATGGATTCTGAATACTGGTCTACATTTGGTACAGTTAAAGGAAATGCAGTTAATGCGGAAAATGTAAGCCCTTTTTACAAGCTTACAAGCGCATGGACAACATTCCTTAAAAAGTATCAAGTAGGAGCATGCTCAAGCCCGGATTATTATTCAGGCGTTGGATGGGAGTATGTAGACTATTACGGTATGCATAATTCAGTAAATGTTTCCCTTTATGAGTTCTTGAGGGATAAGGCAGATGTTTACAACTGGACACCCGATAAATTCAGGTATTATAATCATGTAAACACATTCGGATTATGAGTGCTATTGTTATTGAGGATAAGTTAGAGGCTATTTTTGGTTTAATTCCTTCATGGACTTTCACTAAGCCTGATAATACCGTTGTAACTGTTAATAAGCCAACGTATGATTACGGAGGTTTTGAAGAATACAACGCTTTATTAAAGGAAAAAAAAGATTCTATATACCCGCTTATATTCCAAAGGCTAACTACAGAAAATCAAGACTATAAAGCAAAAGATGGATCTATTGAGATTGAACTTATATTAGCTAAAAACAATAAACGTACTGAATTAAGAAACCCTACAAGGTGGAAAACTTCATACAAAAACATATTGATGCCTTTAGTTGATTATGTGGTTCAAACCTTAAGTAAATCAAGAATCATATCATGGGATAATACTTATACACTTGATAAATACCCTAACTACTCGGTAAACAACGATACAAAGGACACTAATCAGGTTATAGATATTATTGATGTTGTGGTTTTTAAAGCAACTATTAAGATAACGGGCAATGTCTGTGTCGACAAACAAATAATTTACAAAACATAAAATATTATGGGACTAATAAACGCAGTTAACTGCAATAAAGAAGATTTAGGACTAGGACTAGGCGAATGCCTTTTAAAGTTCGGTACTCCCAACATGCCAATACTTGTAAAAAAAGGTTGGAGAATGCTTGTAACGGAGTTCGAGGCATTAGATGCTGATGGGTTTAATGATCTTGTACAACAAGGTATATTTATTCCAATTCCAGGCGCAAATGAGTTCGTGCTTAATACGCCAGATGTAACAACACAGGACAGAGCAGGCGGAATTGTAACTGTATCAAGAAATGCAAAACCACAATTGCAGTTCAATTATGATATGGGTATAGGATTTCATAAAGCTTTGTATTCAAAGAATAGCTTCAATAAGTATGATATGAGCCTAACTGATGATAATGGGTCATTTATGGGTGCTATATCTGCTGATGGGCTGTATGTTACAGCAGTAACTACAGGTATGGTTAATACCGGCACATATCAGTTTAAAAACGGAGATACCGACGCAAACACGCCTTTTACATTCCAGTTCACAAACGAGGAGCAATTCAATAAAAGAATGTTCGTTTATACAACGGATCAATCAGGAATTGATTTTAACGAAACACTTTATCCTATCACATCTGCTGATGTTAATATTGTCAGCGCAGTTGGTACGCTTGTAAAAGTAGCTGTTAACTTTACTTCAAATGCTTCTGAAGGTGTAGAGGCTTTAGATGCACCTAACTTCAGGGTTGTAAATGTTACATCAAACACAGTCCTTACAATATCAACAGTTACTAACGGTGTGAATCCAGGAGAATACAATATCACACTATCAGCAGCACCAACATCAGGAAACTTGCTAAGAGTTGAATTGTATGACGCAACGGCAACACCGCCTGTAGCAGTAGCAAAAGAAGATGTATCAGGAAGGTATTACAAAGGAGTATCAGCTAATTCAGCAGCAGCGTAATCTAATACTATAACTATGGGAAAGACAAAAGCAGAAAGGCTAAAAGTAGGCGGTATTAGTTTTACGCAGGAAGGTTACGAAAATTTTGTAACTTTAACACGTAAAGAACAGTTTGACCAGGTTTACAACAGCTTAAATCCTCGTGATGAAGTTGTTGCTGAAAAAGCACTTAAAAACGTACCAAATGGCGATAATATCAATAAGGGAAGCAAAGAACAGGATAAGCTCGATAACACTTCAGATGTTACAGTCGGAAGTGAGGCTAATGGTTCTAAGGGATCCAAAATTGATACAGGAAAAGGTAAGTGAATTTAAGTCCGGAGAATTACCTGATGGCAGCCGAATAGGTTACTATCGAAGTGTAGGTTACAGAAATTACAAAAAACTACTCAACCCTTCAGCAAGCGGAACAGTAGATTTAATACTAACAGGGTCTTTTACTCGTCAGCTATTTGTTGACGATATTAGACCCTCTTTGTTTAAATTCGATAGCAGGGATGATAAATCAAATCTACTTGAAAATAAATATAGTAAAGATATTTGGGGAATCTCAGAAAGGCGATGGATAGAAAGACAAAAGGAATATGCTAAAGAATTGGTTAAGTTTCAAAAGGATAAATTAAGATTATGATAAAATCAAAGAGAAAGATTTTAAGCAGAAGCAATATTAAATACAATAACTGCGATATACCGGCTAAACTATTCTTTAACCAACTTATACAGGGAGATTCTTCCGTATTAGGGATTGGAACACCTGAAGAACTGCACAAAGCCTACTTTGATATTATCGATGAATATTGTGAGTTAGACAACAATAAAAAACTACTTGAACTCTTCACTACACAGGAAAAGATATCAAGAATGCAGAACACGCAAATCCATATTAAAAGCCAAATATATAACCTTAAATACTTATGTGAAACCAAAGAACACGTATTAAAGGTTAAAGAAGTATTAGACGAAATACAACGGCCGGTAATAAAGTTTGACCCTGATAAGGGTATTGAATTTAATATAAAAAGGCTTGAAATGATAATAGGCAGTTTAAATAACAACATTAAAATGCTTATACCTACAGAAAAAATACAAAAGAAACAAGTTAAAACTGATTTCAATAAAAGACTCGTTAATGTAGAGAATGCATTAAACAGGGAGATAAACGAAGATGTAACACTTAGAAAGTTTATATATTTAGAAAAATCAGCTATAGAACGCAATAAACAGAAAACAAATGGCTAATCAGGATTTTGCTACCATATTGCCGGAACAGGAATTTCAACGACTGCAAAGAGCTTTGCCTTTACTGGATGAAATTATTAATAAGCAAAAGATATTGGTAGCTAATGCCAATAAAATAAATGCTAATTCGCCATCTTCAGGATCTGCAAGGCCGAGCCAGGCAAATGCTAACACTACATCAAATAACGCTAATACACAACAGGCTAACGGTCTTTTACGTGAGCAGGAAAGGCTTATACAAAAAATAGCAGATGCAAGAAAATCAGAAGCTTTAGAGAATGCTAAATTACGTATTGAATTAGCTAACCTAAACAAAGAACAAAAGAAACAAGCGCAGGAAGCGTTGGGCGTTCTTAATGCCTATCAAAAGTTAGATGCAGAATTAGGTCAAGTAAGGTTACAGGCAAAAGGTCTTGCTGCTGATATGTTTAATTTAGAGCAAGCCGGGCAAAGAAACACACAAGAATACAGGGATTTAGAAGCAACATATACTAATGTAGCTGCAAGGGTTAACCTTTTAGATACTAATCTTAGAAGGATTGATTCAAGTTTAGGGCAAAACCAAAGAAATGTAGGTAATTATGCAAGCGGATGGAATGGTTTAGGAAACTCTATAAACCAAATTACCCGTGAGTTCCCGGCATTTACATATTCGGTGCAAACAGGTTTTTTAGCTCTATCTAATAATATACCTATACTGGCTGATGAATTATCACGGCTTGTAGCACAAAATCAGGCTTTAATAGCACAAGGGCAGCCAACAGTAAGCGTATTTAAGCAGATATTAGGAGCATTATTATCATGGCAAACATCTTTATCAGTAGGTGTTACGCTTCTTACTATATACGCTAAAGATTTAAGTAATTTTGCTGCTAATTTATTCAAAACACAGCAAGCACTTAACGCTGTAACCCGAAGCCAGGAGGTTTTAAATGCTGTTAGAAACCAATCACAAAAAGATATTGTAGATGAAATAACTACATATCAACTTTATTTGCAAACAGCAAGGGATGAAGAAAAAAGTTTAGTTGAAAGGCAAATTGCTGTTAAAAAACTACAATCAGAATATGCGTTTTATTTTGGTAAACTAAGCGAACAGCAAATATTAGCAGGAGAAACAGCAAAAGCCGAATCAGATGTAAATAAGGCATTAGAAGCAAGGGCAAATACCGTTGGCATATCAAAACAATATAACGATGTTCAGGTAGCGTTGGTTACAATTAACCAAAACCTGATAAAATCACGTAAAGAAATAAACGCAGAGGAAGCAACACAGGCAAGATTAAGAAAAGCAGGCCGTGATGGTTCATTGAATGCGTTACAGGTTACCGGTCAGTTGTTGGAAAGCTATGATAGAGAAACAAAAGCTAAGGGTGTTATAAAAACACTCCTTACTTCGGAAAACTATTACAGAGCCATAAACAATAAGCTTATTGAAGAAGCTATACAAAACAAAAAGGACTCTATAGGTTTAGAGTATCAGGAAACAGAAGCTAAGAAACTAAATACAGAGGCTTCAGTAGACTTTATAGCAAGCCAGTATGAATTAATTAAGACAAGATTAGATAATGAAGCAAGTCTTAATAAAAGGGTATTTGAAGATGAAGAGGTAAACTACGAGCGCAGGGAAGTTGCCGCCAATAGGTATAATGAAATATTACGTGAATTAGCAGATAGGCGTTTAGAAGAGGAATTAAGGCTTATTAAGCGTTCAAGTGATGAAGATGTAAAATCTATTCAAGAACGTATAAGAAATGAAGAGGTTACAGAATCAAGCGGCAGGAAGGCTATATATAGCATACAGAAGCAAGCGCAATATGATTCATTAACTGCATACGAGAACTATGCAGAAGATTTAAGACAGGTAGATATATCAATAGAGGAATCTTTAAAAGGGGTCTGGAATGCTATTAACTTTCAAAAGGCATCAAACTTAATAAGCGAAAGAGATTTACAGAACACTAAAGATTATGCCGATGTACTTTCTAAAATGTCTGCTTCTGATGATTATAGGAAGTTAGAAGAAGCCGAAAGAGATTATTTTATTGCTAACAGGCAAATAACAAAGGCTAATATACAGGTAGATATTGATAAAATAAATACCGATTTAAGGGCTTTAAAAGATACTGAAGCAAACGTACAAAAAAGGCTAGAGTTACAGAATCACCTTATAACTAAAGAAAAGGAATTAACAAGTGTAACAGCTCAGGAAAGCAAAGAGAGGGCAGAAGCCTATAAAGTACTACAAACAGCAACAGAGACATATTTAAAAACGTTTCAAGATGGTTTCTTTGATACAGCCGGCTTATCATCATTGCAAAGCTTTTTCGATCAGGTAACATACACTGTTGTAAATAAATTAGGAGAATTAGAAACGAAAACAGGAAGCACATTTCAGAAGTTATTGGATGGGGCTAATACTACAGGCGAAAAGTTCGCAGTTACATTTAACGCTATTGGGAATGTTGCTAAAGAAGCATTTGCATTTATAAACCAAAATTCACAGGCATATTTCGATAACGAAGCATCCAGGCTGCAAAGAATGTATGACCTTGAAATTAGCTTTAACGAAGGAAGCGAAACGGCAAAAGCAGAGATTAAACGACAGTACGATGAAAAGCAAAGGGAACTTAGAAGAAGGGAATCACAAGCACAAAAAGAACAGGCATTATTTAACATAGCCATAAATACTGCTCAGGGTATCACAGCAGCCCTTACATCAACCCCGCCAAACGTTCCGCTATCTATTATCATCGGAGCTATTGGAGTGGCTCAAGCGGCTTTAGTTGCAGGAAGGGAAATACCACAATATAGAACAGGTACAGATAACCACAAAGGCGGTTTAGCTATTGTTGGAGATGGTGGTAAACATGAGTTAGTACATCAGCCTACATTGGGTTGGAGTGTTAGCCCGGATAAAAGTACTATGGTAAACCTAGAAAAAGGATCTAAAGTATTCCCTGATTTAAGCAAGGTCGGTTTATTTGATAGTGGTTTACCCGATATGATTAAATTACAAGGCGGTGGACTTACAGAAAGCCAAATGGATGGCATAGCTTCCCGTTTTGCTAAGAAGATGCCTAAGCCTATAATGCCTATAATTGGATTTGATAAAAAAGGGGCTTATTCTTACATGGCTACAGCTGCGGGTAAAGAAGAAAACAGGAATAATATATTCACATTTAAAGGTACAAGAACATAATTCAATTTAAAGTATTTTAATTTTATTTTACATTGGTTTGTATGCATTTAAAGTTTATACTGTTTTCTTTACATAAGAAAAAAAGCCGTTACACTGGGGGATGTAACGGCTAACCAACCAACCAAAAAACCCAACCTAATCTATATCATAAATAGAATGTGCATCTTCTTTACATTTTTCTAATTTATAACTATCAATGAAAAATATAACATCATTATATTCAACTTTAGCTAGATATCCTGATGAGCAATTAATACTTTCATTAACCTGTAATACATCCAAACACTCTCCTTTTGGTATTTTTAAAAACCCTAATGAAATTGTTTCTTTTAATAATGCTTTCATAATTTATTGTTTAGGGGGTTCAGGAAGTTCCATCCAATAAATTACATCTGATGTATTCCAAAAATCAACTATTATTCCTGATTCGTTTTGTGTTATCTCCTTTAATGTATCTACATTATAGATTTTATAATCTTTTCTGTCACTAAAAACAATAACGTCTTTACCGAATTCAGGCAGCATATCTTCAACTTTTATCCATTCCATACTAATCGTTTTTTAATGTTATTGTTTCAGTGTACAGGGTGTATGATTCCTTAGTGCATCCTTTAGATACGCATCCTAATGTAAAAGAAGGAGTCGCTACACCATCTTTTATATATATACCTGTAAATGAATCTTCTTCATGCTTTCCAGTAGTCATCCATACATAACCGCTTTCATTAATAACCAATTGCCCGGGCTTACTAAAATCAATTTCCTCTTTAGGTTCTTTTACTATTGAAGCCCATTTACCGTTTTGCATAATTGCATATCCTGATTTATCAAACAATCCTGGAGCACCATCATTATTAGAATAATAAAAGTCTCCTAAACATTTAAAAATAACACCTTCATTGAAAAGCCTTTTTATTTTAAGCTCGGCTTTAAACCCTCTCCTTTTAGCTTCTTCAATCAAAGCTGTTTCAACTTCTTCGTGGGTGGCTAGTATATAATCACATCTTAAAGTTATAATGAAAGAAAAAAAATCCTCCCATAAACCATTTCCTAACCCGCATCCAACAGCTTTATTACCATCTAAATCTTTTATATAAACAAGTATAGATTTGTATTTATACCATTTGCCAACCTCAAGTTTAGCGCTTGTTACCGGCTCAGTAATAGCCTTTAATGTTTCAGGTGTTAGAGTTTTAATAGAAGGCTTTAAAGTTGTTGATTCAGATGATAATTGTAGTTTTTTAAATTCTTTATAGTCTTGTTTGCTATAAAAAGCTTTTAAATCTTCAATATCAATACCAAAAGAATTTAATTCAAAAGCCGAAAGCCTTATCGATAAATCATTTGTTAAGTTATCAAGCCTTGCAAGTTCTTGGTTAACATCTTTCTTAAACTTTGATTTTTTAGGAAGGAAGTCTTTAACAGTGTATTCTGTTTTATAAACACCGTATCCATAGGAAAACCAAAGTTTATTTGAATGAGATAAAATACAAATACATTTATGATTTGCAGCTTCATTAATACAAAATCCAGATGAATTCACATTACTTTTTACGTTTTCTTTCTTAAGCAGCTTCCTCAACTGCTTTGCTTCTTTCCTTGAGTTTATTACAATACACTCGTTTGGTTTTAGGTCTTTTAGTTTCATGGTTATTGGTTTTTAATGGTTACTACATTTGGAGTGTTTAAAATAGAATATTTATCTATTGCAACGCAGTCAGTTCTTATATAGCCATCCATAAATCCTGATTCATCAAAATGAATATCGGCACTTTTATAGCAAGATTCGATTTGTTCATCGCATGACAACTTAGCAAAGTTATACATAGCTGTTATAGTACATAGGTGATAATCGGAATTACTCATTTCGCTTGGTTTATGATTTTCAAAACCCAAATCTTTTAATGTTTCTCTAAAAACCTCATGTGGTGTTTTCATAATAATAGGTATAAATAAAAATCCCTCAAAGCCGTGACGCAATGAGGGGCTTTTGTAATGTTATTGGTTTAGTAATTTAGAGACTGCGCTTTTAGTAAAGGCGGGTACTGTGCTATCAAAATAAATAAAAGCACACCCGGGTTTATCTTCTTCAATAGCATCAGATGCTGATATAAGTCCTAAAGGCTCGTTTTTATCCCACGCTTTGTTATCAAACCAATAGTATTCCGGTTCTTCTATTATTCCGTGTTTACTTTCTACTTCCTTGCAGTATTCATAACTTGCAAGGGTGTCTATAAGCTCTTGTGAAGCATAAATCTTTTTTAAACCTAATTCGGTTCTTTCATTTCTGTTTGTTGGGATGTTTGAATATTCCATAATAAATAAAATTATAAAAAGAAACCCTTAATAAGCCGCGACAGCATTATTAAGGGTTCTTTGTGAGTAATTGTTTAGATTACTTATATTGTTAGTAGGTCGCGGTCTACAGGTACAAATGTAGTAATTAATTTTAAATGGCAATGGATTAAGAGAGTTATTTTGTAATAATTATTTCTTTAGAGTTTTTATCTTTACTCATTCCATATTTCCAATCAGGATAATAAAAATTACATCCCGAATACAAATCCTTTATTTCTTCACAATTATTATAAGTTAGTAAAAAGTTTCCTTTATCTTTCAATATATTAGATAGTCTTAAGTGGTCAAATCCTTTGTGCAGATCTCCTTTTTTACCATATAATACAGGATTTACTAAATAAGGTGGATCTGCAAACACAAAGCAATCGTGTCTTTTAAGGCTTTGTTCAAAAGACATTTTTTCTATTTTAAATGACTCTTCAAAACTCTCAATTCTTTTTATTGATGAAGTATTAAACCTAGGATGATTAGGAGACATCCCGCCACTAAGCCCTGTGCCTGAAAATGAAGCTCTATTTAATACAAAATATATAGCGCCTAAATATGCAGGGTCTTTTATTTCATCAATACTATCTTGTAGTCTATAAAAGTTATCTTTACTTATTGGATAATAACCTTTTATAATATCTATTAACCTTTCTCTTTCATTCATTACTGAGTACCAAAAACAAACCAACGGATTGAAGTTGTCATAAGCATGAACATTTATTCCTTTTTTAATTAATGATATTTCAAAACTTCCTCCTCCAAAAAAAGGTGACACTACTTCTTTTGTTGACTCAGGCACATATTTAGATAAAATATCTACAGCTCTAGTTTTACCACCTGGGTATCTTAATAAAGAATAATTCATAATTTTATTATTTTAATTTAAAAGTAAACCATTATGCTGCACCTACCCACTAAGGCACATTAAGCATTTATAGACAAAACCCACAAAACCTATCAAGCAACAACAGCAATTCCGTGCTGCACCCTTTCTTATTTACTTCAATATTTCGATTTGGGCTGTTTCGTTCAGTAATATCCTGTTACCTTTAGGTTGTGCAGCACTCGTTGTCAGGTTGGGACATTGCGAGATTTTTTATTACTGTATGTTATTACTTTTTGCATTGCTGCACCGACTTATACGGATTCTAATTTTATTCGGTTCAGAAGTATAACCTGTATGGTATAAAAATAAAATACCCTCAAATACAGGGCTCGACTTCTGTATTGAGGGTTTTATGTATTGGTGTTAGACACCTGAAAAATAATATCTTGCTATGTCTTGTAATCAAATACTTGGTGTCGAGCCCTAAATGATTAATGCAAACTTACAACTATTTTTTAAAACACAAGCAAAATTTCACTAAATTTACGCCATGAGATATATAACACTAATTTATTTCGCCTGTTTACTGGCTGTTGGGTGTCAATCAAACGATGATAAGCCCGAATGTACGTGTGCAATGGGTGTTTATGCAAAGCCTGGTATTGAAGGTAATTACTACGTGCCAAATGTGGCTTTAGATTGCGAAACAAAACAGCCAATTAATCAAAACATAGGCGGTGGTTACTATGTAGGATGTCAATAACAACACTATGCCAATAACCTTTACACTTGACTTTGTTACATCACAACACGGAATCTTAGAAATAGGGTGTATGGAAGGCGTTGATAGCGCAGATTTTGCGTTAGGTAAAGATGATGTATCTAAGTTAGGCCGTGATGTATCATTTGCCGGTGGCGAAAAAACATTTAGAATATACAAAAACTCATCAGCATTAAACCACGATAGGGCTTTTCAGTTGATATTGTACAATATTGATGTATTAGGTTACAATTCTGTTATAAAGTATGCAATTAATTTTAGTGATGATATTATTGAAGTAGGGGAATTGGAATTGGGCCCCACTTTTGAAACAGATAGGGCTAATTACGTTCAATTCAATATTGTTCAGGGCGGTAAAATACAGCTTTGGAAAAACAGACAGGATGTCAATGTTGATTTATTTTCAAAAAAGACTTTAGATGGGGATGATATAGCCCCAGTACAAACGTATAAACTATTTCAAAGGGCTTTACCATCAATAAAGCGTAGTAAATGGACTAATCCAGTTATACCTACTGAAATAGTAAACGATAACCCTGCACCAAGCCCCGATGTTTTTAATGTTATTAGGAGTAACATAGAGTATGATATAAATAATAGTCTATCCTATTACGAACAGCATCAGGAAGGCGACGCAAGCACATTTATTTATCTTGACCTAAAGCAAAATACAACCAACATAAATATAGCATTTGATTTAGATGTCTTGTTTAAATACCGACCACAAGAGCGTAATAGCTTAACTAATGGTAAGAACGCAGAAATATCTTTACGTGTTAGATACGGTAATAGTTACGATACATCAACATTAGTAACTGTATGGCAGGGTAACAGATTAGAAGGCACATCAGATCAAGAATATCAGCTACCTAAAAACCTATCAATGCAAATAGATCAACTAAATGCAACAGATAAGGTTTGGATATTTTTTAGAAGCACACAAGGAAACGGAGCAGTATCAAGAACACGTTTTAATGATTCCTCAATTACAATAACGGCAACGGCAACGGCATTTAGTTCTGTTTTGATG